TACAAGTTCATGTGCAACAGAACGGAATATATCCATCGGATGTCTATTCATAGTAGATATAGACAGTTCATTAGACGATGGATTGTATGCTGCGAAGGAGTTGTAGTTGTCATCATCTGACTTGTAACGTACAGATGGCATAGATTTAAGACCAAGCTTATCTGACGCAAACGATACAAACGAATCCAGCATGGGTGCTAGTTCTTTGCGTGTCATTTCTTCATTTAGCTTGTTTAGACCATGGTGTGCGCGAATTTGAGAATATACTTTGCGAACATGTCTTTCTGGCATATCTGGATGATAAGCCTTGAAATGTTCCCAGTTACCTTCTTTGGCCAGCTTTTCAAGTTTAGATGCTGAAACCGAACTGGTAAGTTCTTTACGCGACATTTTGGTTGGATCTTTGTTGCTTTCTGCTCTTTCTCCACCAGCAGTATGAACTTCAATACGCCTGAAATTGAAAGGTACGTTACCCTTTTTATCTTTCTTGCCGTTGTATCGATCAATAAAAGCCTTGTATTCAGGAACACGGTCTGATCCTGCTACAAGATGCAATTCGTCATGACTTTTGTTGAGATGTGCTAGAAATGCGGGGAGGGTTGCCGTTTCCGATGTACCTGTATTTACAGGATGACCAAATATTCTTTCGGCGTGTGCCTTTTTAGTCTTAATATCTAGGGGTTCTGCTGTACCTGATAATCCAACTGTCAGCTTTCCGCCAACTCTTTTGTTTATCTCTTTAGCAGTATCTATTGCCGTCTTGTGTCCGATTGTAGGTATACGGACTTTGCCGTAAAAGGCAACACCTGGTGTTTTTTTCATTATTCCCTCTATAGGAATGTTAACTTATAGAGGTATTTAGTGTTTTACTGTTCTGACTCCATAGCCTTATGCCAGTATCTTTTGAGTATTTCTTCACATTCCTTCTCAGAATATCTGTCAGGAACAGACTTGCCCTTAAGTTTTTGCCATATCGTATTGGCTATTTCTCTTTCCCATGTCATATCTCATATCTCTTTCTTCTTAAGGCCTGGCGCACAACTGAAGTGACTTCTTCAGCTATATCCTTAATTTTAACATTCGGAGTATATTTGGACACTCTACCGTCCTTGACCAGATATCCTGTAACCTCTATGTTTGGATAAAGTGCTGCAACCTTGAAAAGCATATCTAAATTCTTTTCATGATCGTCCCACATACGGACACGGTCAAACTTACCTGTCTTTAGATATCTCTTGAGAATGACGCCTTTGTTGATGTGCGCTGGCTTTGTGTTTGAGACGTTTCCTGCTCGTTCTACATAAACTTTGTCGATAGGAAATCCATGGTCACGAAATGTCTGCAAGAACTCTTTGTGATCGTCAAAGTCTGCTCTTGCTGTCAATATAATAGAATGTGAATTTTCTGTCTGCTTATTGACAATCTCTTTAGCCTTATCAAGAACATTATTGATTGGTTTGAAAGTATCACGAAAGATTTTACCTGAACGAAACTGAGAGAAGTCAAAGCTTTCTCCTGAATTCAATTTATAACGATTAAACTCTCCAGGTTCTAATACCTTTATTGTCTTGCCGCCTTTAATAACACTTACTCTAGCCGACGTTCGACCGAGTGTGTCATCAATATCCCACACATTTAATGTACGGACTTCTTTTTTCATTTTGACCAATTCTTTGTTGCGTTAAAGTTTGCTTGTGAGAATTCTAGTCTATCTACCAGTTTAACGGCATTACCAATCTTATCAATTGCCACAAATCCTTCTGGCGCAGTTACTTTAAGTCCTGTTGCATCTGTTCTAAGATATGTGCCAAGGGAATCACTAACAGTCTGGAGTTTCTTGACAATCATATTCTTGGCTTTTGTCAGCAAGTTCTGTAAATCAAATATCTTCTTCAACTCATTCTTGTTACTCGTATAGAAACGCATCACGATATTTTTTTCTTGCTGTCTCTTGGCTTTTGTGTCAGCTTTCTTTGCGTCGGTAATATTCTTGTTGAGCTTTCTTTCAACTTCAAGAATAAGACCTTGAACATGTGCGGCAGTATTGCTTATCTCTTTACCTTCACGAACTTTCAGATTGTTCCATGCTTTTATTTGGACTTTATATGAGTCGTTCGTTGCAATCTCATTTAGTGTGCGGGCCGAGATTGTTCTGAATAATGTGCCAGCTTGTGATAGAATGCTGTTTAGTTCTGCTGTTTCTGCGGCAGTAAATGTTGCAGTACCAGTGGCATCAACAAAAGATGCATCTCTAAACCATACATTCTTTGACTGTCTAAGATTTCCAATATCAGCACCAAAAGATGCTTTCATATCTTCCATAGTATTTCCAGAGTAAGTCGTATGCCACACGATACCCATTTTAGCAGATTTGATTTGTTTTGCAAGTGAAGAATCTGCTGGAACGGCATAAACAATTGTGTTTGGTTGGAAAGTGATGTATTCTTTAGCATCAATCTTTTCCGACTTCAAGTCTTCTTTGGTAAACATCATGTCGCCTTGGAATACACCGTCGATATCAAGTTCAGGTAAATATTGTAAAGCAACTTTTAGTTTCTTGTTTAGACCTTCGGCTGGATGATTATTATCTATGTCTTCGTTCGTATAGTTCAACTTTGCATTCTGAGCGAACACACCTTTAGTTCCAACGAAAAACTTACCGTTTTCTGGATTAATGCCTGCAAAGATGGCTGGTGCGCCATCCCATTTCGTTGTTAAGTTAACAGTTCTACCAGTAGCATGACCAGCCAGCATATCACGAAGAGACTGTAGAAAGGATATTGCGCCTCTTGTGCCAGAAACGCCGCCATTGAGTACCTCGTCTTCTAAGTGTTCTAAGTGAAGGTTTTTACCTTCTTTTGCTTCTGTTAAGTAATCTTGATATGCCAAAATCATACTTGTATACCCATTCTGTCGGAAGCTCTAGTATATCCATTTTTTGATCTTAGATAAACAACGCTTCCACTTTTTGATTTTCTAATATCATCAGAAACAATAACTGACCAGTCACCAACACCCGATGCATCAATTTCAAATTTAACATAAAACACTTGATTTTCTATGGCATCAGCAAACAACTCTGTCATATCAAAAGTTTGATCTCTTGTTTGTTTCTGTAACATCTTCTCACACTCATACATTATCTCGTTAAGTGTAGGTTCTTTTTTTGTTTTAAGATAATCGTTCTTTGCTATAAACTTGGCAAATGCTTTTTTGTCGTAACTTTTTCCTGAAATACTTGCAACAGCAGTTGGTGGAATAAGATCAGGATATATTTCAGATATGGCTTTGATTGGTCCAAGTAAAATAGATTCCTGTGCAAGTGTTTGCAAAATTCTAAACTCTTTTGTTTTTGACCACTTCTTGTACTTCTTTGGATCTTTTGACAGCAATGCTATGATATCTGGTGGCTTAACAACATTAGTTGTTGTTCCACTTTTAGCAGATATAGTATACTGAGTATCACCACTAAAGATAGCATAGTCCATTAGCGGTTCGTTAGGTCTGGCAGGAACATATATTCTTGCGGCACCCTTATTTAAAGAAATTTTATTTTTGCGAAATAGCTCTTGTTCTAAAATTGCAACTGGACCAAGAACTTCACCAAAATCTTTGTTGATATCATTCAAAGGTACAGAACTTTTTACACCTTGAAAAATCTTCATTACCTTTTGTCTACTTGTAGAACCGCCAGAATGATAGTCAAAGAGTGCAGCCAGATATGTGCGAGATTCTGGTGTTAAATCTTTTCTCGACTCGATTGATCCCATAACTGTTTTTTTGTAGACAGAGAATGGATATTTCTGTTCGCCAACACCAAAAGCCTGAGGCTTCAAAGACGCGGCGCCTGAAGCTTTAACTCCAGGTTTTGCTATATTGTCGAACGGTACACGGCCAACAATCTTTTTTCTGTTTACAACATATTCTATGGTAGCTTTTGGTTCAAACTTTTTTGATGCAAGATATGTTACTTTAGTTCCTGCTGGGACATCTGCTATTTTTTGATTGATCTTTTCGTTATCATAAACAGGAGAACTTTTCTTCATTATAGTTGGAATATCTCCTTTACCTTGGAAATATTTTGTCCACGCAGCTTGACCCGATGATGCCATTTTATTGCCTTTTCAGATATACTTTTTACTTATTTATGTCTTCTTCGGATTCGATGGCTTTCCATTTATCCAGAGGGCATGACACATATGGCAGCAAAGTTTTGTAATCCATAAAACATCCGCATTCCGCGCACTGTGAGTTCTTATGATTAAACTCATCACATTTGCGACAGATTTCAAGTCTCTGTTCTGAAATCTTAAATCTCTCTTTGAAAAAATTAAACATTGTAAAAGCTCCCAAATCATGATATATATACTTATATATTATCATGGAGTATATAATGTCTGATAAAATCTTTGTTCAAATTGCTGCATATCGTGATCCTGAACTTCTTCCAACAATCCGAGATTGTATCAAAAGAGCCGACAATCCTGAAAACTTAGTTTTTGCTATAGCATGGCAAAGATCCAAGGAAGACG